TTACCACCTGTAGCCAGTGTAGGTGAAATTGAAGTCCAAAACTCGACGGCAATATTAGGTTCAACGAATGCAAACTCGTCGGCGTATAGTAATGATAATGACATACCACGACCGGTTGTTTCGGTTGTTGTCTGTGCAACAATACGTGATCCGTTGTCAAATTCAATACTGTGTTTGTTATAACTTGTAACACCACAGCGTATAATGTCGGGGCAAAGTTCGTATGCGTAACGCACACGGCCCATGATCTCCATGGCACCCGATCCCTTGTGGGCGGCAACCAGTATGGTGCTGTCTGGAATAAACATAGCATACCATAATAGATAACCAGCGGCTGTCGTTGTCTTACCTGTTTGTCGAGGAAGAAGATTAACATTTAATCTGTGATCATGATAACTGTCAATTAGCCTACGTTGATAATCGTAGGCTACGTATTTCAATTTGCCTTTAGTAGGATGCTGAATGTGAAAGAAATTGTCCAAGAAGTAATGCGGACCAATAACTGGGTCCTGGCATTTTAATAGGTGCTCGATATCATCCTCAGAAAATTTCTGAGTAGTGTGCGCTTTCTTAATTAAATTACCGTCTAATATTTTTGCCATACTAATATTTACTGAAAAAAATAGGCTCCGAAGAGCCTATTTGGAGTTAGTGATATTAACGTTCCATACGAGCGTCAAAATCTGCTCGCATACCGGCTTTTTTATCTTCGTGACGCTTTAGAGCGGCTTTGGCTTTTTCATCTCCGGCTTCTGCTTTCTTTTTTAAGCCGTCTACACGTGACTTTTCTAAATCGCGAGCGTGTTGTGCGGCCACTGAATTTGGATTGTAGGCTTCGTCATACTTGTTGTATTTGTCTCTAACTTTGTCTAGATTTTTGCCTTCTTTTCCAGCCTTTGCTAATGCTTGCATACCGTCTTTTCCGTACTTCATTACACCCTTGGCTGCTCGGCTCATAGTGCGTTCGGCTTCTTTAACTGGATATGATTTGCCACCAACCTTAATTTTTTCGCCAGGTTGGACTCCGTCTTTTTTAGCATCACGTACTGCCTTACCAAATGCATTACCTTCTTTGGCTCTTGCTTCGTCCATTTTTCCATGTACTGGGCATTTTGCTTCGCCTTTTGTTTTACAGCAACATGTACCTTTACCTTCATTTACAAATGCCTGGTAGTCAGCAAACAACTGATTTGTTAATTCTGTTAATGAATCTGTTGGTTGTTGTTCGACACTTTCTCTTTTTAAAGGATTGTCTGCTCTTGTTGCGGCTTTGGCTTGATCAATGTCTTTGATTTTGTTAAACATCTGAGCAAAATCATTTGGATTGTAGTCACGAGTGTGTTCTTTAGGACTTGTGTCCCATACTCTCATGTCTTCTGCCATTTCTTCATCCTCGCTTGACATATCATCACCGGCTTTACTACCAGCAGTATATCCAGCCACTGCACCTGCTGGGCCACCTAATGCGGCACCTGCTACGCCACCTAATGCGCCTCCAATGATGCCTTCGTCTTTTTCACCGCCGCCTTTTACAGGATTAGAAGTTTTAACTTTAACTGGCATATTTGTGCTAATCTTAACAGGCTGACCTGTTTTTAATTTGTTTACCATGTCGGCTAATTCGTCACCACCCATCGGACCGCCACCTAATTCGTCACCACCCATTTCTGGTTCTGCACCCATGTCCATTGCTACACCGTCCATGTCGCCGTCGTGATCTAAATCCATAGGAGAAGGCATACCACCTAACATGTCATCGCCTGTTGGCATAGGAGCACCCATACCTTGCATACCAGAATGTGAAGCACCACTTGCAATGTCAGCAAGACCACGCATCATGGTAACAATTTCGTTAGCATTGCCTGCTGTCATACTTAAACTTGCAGGTGTACTTGGCATGGGAGCACCCATTCCTGGCATACCACATTCGGCAATTGAATTGCCAAACTCTCTGCTTTCCATTAAACCTGATAATTGACGTAATGTTTTCATATCTGGCTCAGGCATGTTTACATCTAACTGTTTGATACCATTACCACCTAATACAGGTGTCTCCATTACTCTTGGTTTTTCAACTCTTGGATTTTGTGCGTCTAGTTCTGCTAGGCGTTGTAGTACATTGATCATTTGCATAATTATTTCCTTCTAGGATCTGGAGCCTGTGTTATTGGGGCTTTACTGTATACCGTGTTGTCCATTACAGACTGTGTTTCGCCGGATGGAATTTTCTCACCAAGCTCGGCTCTACGTTTCTTTGATTCAGCACTTAAAGTTTTAATCAGACTTTCATTGTGCTTTTGACCCCAATGATCGTCCCAATTGGCATTAGGTGATTCACTGTAGTTTGGATCATCTAATAGTGCGCCTGTTCTTTTACTGTCGGGAGTTTGTTGGTATTCTTCAGTTGGTTCGTAAGGTGAACGGACAACTAATTCTTCGTTTGTTCTTCCTAAGTTTGAACTTAGGTATTCTGTTAGTTCGTTTGCTGTTGTAGGATAATCAAGTGTTACTTCCCATACATTAACGTTGCGATTTCTAATTTTTGGAAAGTCTAGAGGAAATGATTGGACTGGTGTTTGTGCTGTTTTTTTGAAGTCAGTTATACTGAAACGATCAAGCAATCCGCGTAATTTAGTCTCATCCTCTGTAGTGACATCACCCGCTACCTTTACACGAAAGGACCAGGTTTTCTTTGATTCGGTGATATATTCTTTGAGTGATTTCATGATATTTTATTTATCCATCTTTTTCAGTTTCTCAAGGAGACTATTACGATCTGTAATTAAGTAACCTTCTGCTTGAATTGCTTCAGGATCTTGATTTCCTTGCTTTTTATCAATACCATACTTTTTAATCTGTAGATCAATCATCTTGAGTTTTTTATCTATTTTGTTAGATTTAGCAGTAATTGCGGCATTCATCATTTGTGCGGCAACTTCAAACATACGGGCACCGTATCGTGCTTCTACGTTCATTCCTAAATCCATTAGATCATCGTAGGCCTGTTCTGCTTTATTAGCCAGACTATCTAACTCAGCATCGCTAACATCGCCCAATCCTTTAACTCTAGGAAGTGCGGCCGCAATTTTATCAAATTGTTCAAGTTTATCTTCTAAACTAATCATTGGCTGATCAGTAACTTCGACTGGCTCGATAATAGGTTCTTCTGTAGGAGGAACATTAAAAAGTTCTTCTAGTTTTTTTGTCATAATCTTACTTATCGTTTTTTACCAGTATGGAACAAATCTTCTTCACTTACAACTCTAAATCGTAATCCCATTCGTTTACACCATGCTTGTGCGGCCTGCCATTTTGCCATATTTTTAACATATTGAGCTTGATTATAAGGATTTTTCCCTACAGACTCTAACACGGCTTGATTTCTTGGTTTAATTTCAATAAGTTCTGCATGTTTTTTCATGGTCTTATCTACATATACAATTAAAAAATCGGGGACATAGACTGTTTGTTTTCCTGTTAAGGGATCTTGATACGGTATCTTAACACTTTCACTGGCCCATTGTTGTATTGATGGGTTGTTATCACAAAACATCATAAAAGTCATTTCCCAACTTGATCGGTAGGTTGGTTCTCCTACTCCTACATATTTGTCAGGATTACGTATTATAAATTTTCCTCGGGCGGTTGCTCTCATGCTATTATATTACGTTTAACATTATCAACTGGAATTACATTTTGAATAACTCCTAAACTACTGGTTTTGTATCTATTGTTATTAAGTATTTCTGCTACCAATACACTAAGATCAGATTGTGCTAACCCCTTAATAGACTCTAGTATTTGCATGGCATTATAGCCATCTTTTTTTGCTTGAATTAAAATAGCAATTGAAATGTTTTCAGCGGATTCAGTAGTCCACCCTCTAGTTTCTAAAACACCTGTCATAGCAACTAATACATTGTTATCTATTTGAGTAGGTTTTTGATTATTAAAAAATTGTATTGTTGCATCGCTAGATGATGATGTTTTTTGTGACGGTATATTGGTATACATGATCGTTTAAGGTCCAAAATCTAAAGAAGTATCACTGTTCTCACTATTGCTATTTGCATAAGTAGGCTGTTCAAAATCAAAGTCATCATAGTTTATTTGACTTTGGGGTTGCGGATCTGTAGTCACCGCTGGTAGACCTGCAGGACTATCACCTTCTGCTTGAGACGATAATTTTGCCTGCTCTTGAAGTTGTGTAGCCTGTTCCAATTGTATTTGGGCATTGTCTCTTTGCTGGCGTGCTTGGCTTAAATTATTTTCTAATTCTGCTGGGTCTGTATATCCTGCGGCTGATAATCTTGCAAGTACAGCGGCTTTTTGTGCAGGATCTCCCGATGCATCTGCGGCATCAAGTTCAGATTGAAATTGATCTTTGATTGCCTGATTAGTTGTTATTTTATCTTGAATATTTGTAACATTATTCTGTGCATCAGCAACAGCCTGATTTGCTGTGTCTACATTACTTGCGGCACCTTGAGAATTATTAAGAGTCTGTTGGGCTTGTGCGGCTTGCTGTGCCGGATCTGTACTTTGAGGATTACCGGCACCTGGTTGATTCTGTATCGATCGTTGTCCATTCACTCCTGCTTTTGTAGGAGTAAGTAGGCTTGAGACTCCATTTAAAATTAATGATGTACCAATGCCGCCGGCTACTCCTGCTACTCTTGATGCTATATTAGATGATAACCCTAACTTTTGCAGTCCTTTACCCACCGTATCGCCTATTGCCCCTTTTAGAAATCCTCCTGCAATCCCACCTAAAGTCTTGCCACCAATTGTAGTAATACCGCTTGCTGACCTTGCAGGCCTACCAGGTACCGCACTTAATTCATCGCCTCCTAACGGATATGCTATGAATCCAGATTTTGCCGCATCTCCTCCAAGTAAGTCAGTTATACCTAATATACCACCTATTGCCTTTGACACCCCAGACCCGCCTACGCCTAGAGGACTAGGAGTTTTATCATATATGATTTCTAAATAAGCATCGGGACCAAGATTGCTACCTTTTAATTTTCCAGTTGCATATTGTACGGTTTCGTAACCGATTGTCATTTTATTTTCTAAGAATTTACTTTCAGATTGATTTAGTGAGTCGTGCGCCCAGTCAGTGATTATAGGGTTTACTAAATTAAATCCGGTAAACTGTTGTCTGTTGAGTTGAAAAATTGATATGCTTCTAAAAAACGGAAGGTATTGTTTTATACCATTATTAAGACCGTAATCAACTCGAGACCCATTAGCCGCTTGCGGTCTGTATTTTTGATCGTCGAATTTTTTTGGACCTAACTTGAAATCAATTGACGGTTCACTATTATCGGCAAAGTAATATCTATAATATGCTTCCCATAATGCAGTTGTTGTATTATCATGATCGTCATGAAGTGTTAAATTAACAGGAGTATATTCTATTTTACTTTGAACATACGTTTTTTTATTGTACTGGTTCAATACTTCTGTTGCAATTTTAAATTTAGGAAGTTCAGCACTTTTAACCAACGCACCTATTGTTGGATTATTATCTGCAAAACTTTTTACTAATGGTAGGGTTATACTTTTGTTAATATTAAACACCACATAATAAATCCATCCGTTTTTTGGGGCGTATTGATAAAAGTTATCTACGTAGAGTCTTGAAGCGTGAGAATAACTTTTTAAGTCTGGTCCAAAAACTCCGTTAAGAAAACTAGTCAGTATGTTGCTCATAGTAATATTTAGCCGTAAAAAAAGGCCCAGTTTATGAGCCTTTTTATGTCAGTTTATAAAATTAACCCGTTGCTGACTGAGGGAATGCCGCCTTATTAACCACAAATGCACCTGCCAATTCGGCTAGTTCATTGTCGCCGCCTGCGGCTACTTGGATAGCATTATCATATTCAATTGTTAATGCAATTTCCATTGGAGTACTTTCTGCGTAGGCTAGTTCATTATAGTTAACCGTTTGTAAATAACATCCGCTTATTAACCATGTCTCTAATACTTTTGGATCATGACTTCCGTTACCACCATCTAACATTTCAAGACGTGTTTGGAATTTATAGTCAATACCACCTGCCGCACTTGCTTGTTCAAAGAAATCAAATTGCTTTTGTAGTTGTTCGCCGACAATTTTAGTAACATTACTGTTAACATCATCACGAATACTAATTGCCATTGACTGCCATGTCGGTTTGCCAGCATATTTAATCTGGCTGTTGTACACGTGAATAGTTTGATTTTCAAACTGTACCTGTGGACGAGCCGCAGTAACTACCTGCTTTGTTAGTTCAGTTGTGCTTCCAACAGTTCCAAAGTTTTCAAAATAAACTCTAAAACGATATTTCAGTTTCGGCATCAACAGTCCTTGCGAACTGTTGGCACCCGCTGTTGGTACTGAAAATCTATTTAAACTTGCGATTGCCATATTATTGCTCCTTGTTCTTTATATTATAGGCCTGCTTTGATAGCGCCTGTGTTTTTCAAACGCAATGGTATGTAGATGAATTCTACTGCTTTCACAGGCTCAACAGCAATGTCTAACCAAAGCTCAGAACGATCAACTCTTGTTGGAGTATTGTTGCTTTCATCACACACAACCGCAAAGTCGTAAAGTGCTCTTTTACTTACTAACTCAATTAAGAAACTTTGTGCCGCTGCCTTAATTTCGTTACGAGTAATTTTATCGTTTGGTTCAAACAAATATGGTTTTACTAAACGATCTAACTGTCTACGTAGGTAACATACTAAACGTGCTACGTTAATTCTATCTAAAGAACTAGCATTAGCGGCTCTGGTATATTGTCCATATGCAACAATTCCAGCACCTGTCAATGTAGCAATTGGATTAATTTTAACGCCTGCTAGCACATCTCGTAAACTGGTTGGAAGAGCAGTGCTCTTGAATTCGCCGTCCATAACATAACCAACTGATGTTGCATTGTTAACATTTCCTCGGCGTGTGCCTGCTGGTGCAAACCATTCAAAACTTTGTTGGTCGCTTAATGCAATAGTGCGTAGCATCATATGGCTTGGTGGAACAACAATGTAGTTTCCTGTGTTGTCGTTTGTGTAACCACTTGGATAATACATGGCCATATAAGCATCGTAACTTACAGCACCAGTGTCGTTGTTGTCAAATGCACCGTTTGTGTTATTACCCCAGGCTGCTAAATCTGTACCTGTTGGTTTTAATTTAAATGGTGTATCGCCAATTACAAACGCTGTTT